GATTCTAAACGAATACGCCAAGTTGCATACCACGAAAGGTTTCGAAGAGAACTGTCACCTATCCTCTGCACAACACATTCGACAGCGTCCATACTTTGTAGGACCTGTTCACATGGATGAGATTGTTGCACAGGGTCAGGGCCACGAAGGTTTTCCAGACGAACTTGTTGGTTACAACTTTAAACTTTCCGATAAAGCACACCAGATGTTTGAGAAGGACGCAGACCCTCTCTTCAAAAGAGACATGACTCTTCATTTACGTGAACTAAACGACAAGATGATGAACTTCTTGTCTGTTAAGCACAATGCACTTGCAGCAGTATATCCACCACAAGGATTTATCTCATGGCACAATAATGCAAATGCTCCAGGCTACAACCTAATCTTCTCATACTCAGAAGATGGTTCAGGTTACTTTGAGTACATCCACCCAGAGACTAAAGAAGTTATTCGTTGTCAAGACAAGCCAGGTGAATGGACTTGTAAGGCAGCATACTTTGGTCACTACGGTGAATCAGACAAAGTAATGTATCATGCTGCGTCTACAGACGATTGGCGTGTCACGGTTTCATATGTATTTGATTACTCAGAAGCATCTGAAGGTTTCCGTGCAATGGTCCTTGCAGATATTGAATCTGAAGACTAAAATAACATTTTCTTCAAACCTTAAACTGTTATAAATAGAGTTAGACGTTTTTTAAACAGTTTAAGGTTTTGATGAATATGGCAACTTACGAAGATTTTATAATAGACCAAGGTTCGGACTTCGCTCTCCAAGTGGAGTTGGTGAATCCAGACGAATCTACAAAAGACCTTTCTGGTTACAGCGTCTCCGCCAAGATGAAGAAAAACTTCAATAGTCAGTCACAAGACACTATTGAATTCACGGCAATTGTAGCAGACCCAGCCTCAAGTGGTGTAGTAACCATTTCTTTAACTAATACTCAAACAGATACCCTGTCTGCTCGTGGTAGATATGTCTATGACATAGAAATAAGCTTCATAGATGGTTCTGGTAATACTATAGTAGAAAGAGTACTAGAAGGTAAGATTAAAGTCAATCCTTCGGTAACAAGGTAAACACCATGCCTATAAGGAAGGTTTCAACCTCTAGTGGACCGGACGATACCTTAGTCAGCAAGATTAAAGTAGGTACTGGTACAACCAAGGTACGCAGAGTAATCGTCGGAAGGCCTATCTCTAGCGTCACTCAAGGTCTTAATACAGGAATCAAGACATTTGATGGTCTTGGTGATATTCCTGCTATTGATGAACTAAAACTTGGTGAGTTTGGTATAAATACTCATGACGGTAAGGTTTATATCAAAAGAGAGTATGATGGAGGAATCCAGACAATCGTAGAGATTGGAACTGGTACAGGAGAGAACCTTTCTGCCACGACTACATTCAATTCATACATATATACTTCCGACGGGACATTAGATGATATTACTGGGGCAGATGATGCTGGTAATGTATTGCAGTATGACCCAAACCCAAACAGTCCTTCAAGAATTCAAGTATATCTCAACGGTGTCCTACTCCATCAAGGAATAGACTACGTTGCAGACACAGGAGAGAATATCTCCTTAACGCACGTTGTAGGTGATGAGCAAGTTATTCAAGTTGCCGCCTATAACTCTACCGGAGTTTCTCTTGGTAATGACCTTATCCTAGATGACCACTTTTCATTTACGGTAGGCACCAACGAAGAAACTCGATTTTATCATAATGGCGTCGACTCTATTATTAAACATATGGGGTTTACTGATAGTAAACTTAAACTCCAATATCTGAATGATGATAGACTAGTGCTAGATGATACCGGAGTCCAACTTCTTGGGCCCTATACATTAAATGGCGAAACCATTCCAACCAGAACTGAAATAAATCAAATTAACGCAAGACTTGATTCATTAGATAGCGACATACAAGAAATAAAGACATTATTATCATAATTGTCAGTATTTAATTGGTCAGTAAAAATTATTTCAGTTATAAATAAATGGGTATATTAACCATCCTTAGTATTTCACAAATATGATCAATAATAAGTCCTTTAACAGAGTTCTTGCAGAGAGCCTATTTAATCTTGCTAAACAAAAGCAAGATGAAGTCTCTGCAACGCCTGGCCAAGAAACTGCATTATTCGATTATATCGAAGGTACCTCTTCATCAACCAATGACCGTACAGTGATTCCTGAAGCACAATCGATCACTGCTGTGGGAGACACTGCACTATTCACTTTAAATGGTTCGCCATCACGTGATGATTTGATTGATGTGTGGGTAAACGATGTTCTTCAGCATCCTGAAGAAATCTATGAAACCATCGATAATACTATACAATTCTTTGAAATCCCTCCAGCCGGAACGGACATCTATATCAAATTTCGTTAGTATATTATTAAACGTTTAATTATATTCAAAACCTCAATAAAATAACCTCAATCTAGGAGATAACCTAATGGCATTTAGGCAGATTAAATCCCCAGCTCTAGCGGACAAGGCGGTAATCAATACCAAACTTGACGAAAGCGCGGTACAGGGACAATCAACCCTTACAGGCATGTTGAATCCAGCGGATTGTTTTACTCTTCTTTATGATGTCAATTCAGACTCATTAAAGAAGATTGGAGCAGACGCGTTCTTCGCATCGTTCAGTACAGACGATTTGCAAGAAGGTAGCAATCAATACTTCACGCCTGAAAGAGCAAAAACTGCTGTTGCATCTGATATCGCAAGTGCGGTAGCGGTCGAAACTAACCGTGCAACAGTAGCAGAATCACTACTACAATCTAACATTGACGCAGAAGCATCAACTCGTTCACAAGCAGATGTTGTACTACAATCTAACATTGACGCAGAAGCAACTCGAGCAACTTCTCGTGAAAATGCAATCGAAGTTGCATATCAGTCCGCTGACTCAGTATTATCTGGTCGTATTGACTTACTACTAAACAACACTGATTCAGATGCATTGGATTCATTTGCAGAAATCATTGCAGCGTTTGAAGATGCAGATGACGCATTATCTGCTTCAATCATCGCGAACTCATCAGCAATCACTGCTGAAGTTACTCGTGCAACTAACAAAGAAACAGAAATCAACGACCGTGTTAGTGTTGAAATTTCTCGTGCACAATCTGCGGAATCAGCACTTGCTGTACAAATCGGTACTGAAACAACTCGTGCAACTCAAGCAGAAGCAGCACTTTCTGCTCGAATCTCTACTGAAGAAAGTCTATCGACTTCTCTACAGAATCAGATTACTGCTGAAGTTTCTCGTGCACAAGGTGCTGAAAATGCAAACGCATCTGCTATTTCGGGTGAAATTACTCGTGCTACTGGCGCAGAAGCTGCTAACGCACAGAACATCACAGACGAAATCCTTGCTCGTGCTGTTGCAGATACACAAGTCCGTGCCGACCTAGGTGCAGACATTGTTACTGCTGAAGCAGCTGCTAAGGCACACGCTGAAGCACAAGACGCACTAATGATTGGTGATGCAACTGTCGACGGTACTGTATCTAATACTGTTACTGACCGCATCGCAACTGCAAAAGCAGAAGCAATCATCGAAGCAAGCAACTCAGTTGCAATCGAGAATGCTGCTCGTATCGCTGAAGATTCAGACATCAATGCTCGTATCGACCAAGAACTTGTCGACCGTGCTGCTGGTGATACTACTCTACAGGGTAATATCGATACAGAAGAAGCTGCTCGTATTGCTGGTGACGCAAACCTACAATCACAAGTTGATTTCATCACTTCAAACACTGACCAAGCTGCTCTAGACTCACTAACAGAAATCGTATCTGCATTCCAAGACGCAGACAGCGACCTATCTGCTCTAGTATCGTCTAACACTACTGCAATCTCAACTGAGAAGCTACGTGCAGAGACAGCAGAAGGTGTTCTACAAACTAACATCAACACTGAAGCATCAACTCGTGCATCTGCTGACACTGGTCTACAGTCACAGATTGACCAAATCAATGTTGACATTCAAGTCGAGAAAGATGACGTTCTTGCTGAAGCAAAAGCATACACTGACTCAGAAGCAGACGCACACCAGGCAGTGGCAATTGCACACGCTGATGCACAAGACGCTGCTCTAATCGGTGACGCATCCGTTGACGGTACTGCGGGTAACACTGTTACTTCACGTATTGCAACTGCTAAGCAACAAGCTGTTCAGTATGCTACAGACTACACAGACGCAGAAACTACTCGTGCAACTAACGCAGAAAACGCAATCTCTCTACGTACTACTGTACTAGAAGGTGAGATGGACGCGGTTCAGACTCTTTCTTCACAGAACGAGACCGACCTACGTGCAGAAGAAGTTGCTCGTGCATCTGGTGACTCTGGTCTACAAGCACAAGTTGACGCATTGAATGCAAACACTACAATCGATGTTGACGACCTACAAGCACAAATCACAGCAGAAGTTACTCGCGCATCTGGCGTCGAAGCAACTAACGCTGCGGCAGTTGTTGGTGAGAAGAATCGTGCAGAAGCGGTCGAACAGGGTCTACGTGCAGACGTAAACACTAACATCTCTAACATCTCTTCTAACCTAGGTGCAATCAACACAGAACGTACTCGTGCACTAGCGGCAGAAGGTGCTCTAAGCACTCGTTTAGATTTAGTTGAAGACGACTTTAACGCGGTTGACTCAGACCTACAAGCACAGATTCTTGCAGAAACTGCACGTGCTGGTGGTGTTGAAGCTGGTCTACAGACTTCAATCGACGGTGTTCAAGCACAAGTTACTGGTAACGATTCAGACATTCTTGCTCTACAGAGTCTAGTAGGTAGCGATGTTGATGACCTACAAACACAGTTGGATGCGGAAATTGTCCGTGCATCAGCTGCTGAAGTAGTTAACGCTAACGCAATCTCTGCTGAACAGACTCGTGCCGAAGGTATCGAAGCTGGTCTACGCACAGATGTTGATTCTAACCAGTCACAAATCACTTCAAATGATTCAGACATTCTTGCACTACAAGTATTGCAAGCAACTGACCATGCAGACAATCAAGCACAAATCACTGCTGAAGTTCAACGCGCACAAGCTGCTGAAGTAGTAAACGAAAACGCGATTATTGCAGAACGCAACCGTGCATTGGGTATTGAAGGCGGTCTACGTACTGACGTTGACAGTGTTCAGGCACAAGTCACTTCAAACGATTCTGACATCCTTGCACTACAAAATCTACAAGCAGGTGACGTTACAGACCTACAAGCACAATTGGATGCGGAAGTTGTTCGTGCCACTGGTGTTGAAGGTGGACTACGCACAGACGTTGACACAGTAACAGGTCGAGTCGATGCAATCATCGGTACTTCTCCAGAGACTCTAGACACACTACAAGAAATTGTTGGTGCGTTCGAAGATGCTGATAGTGACCTACAACAAGTCATCGTTAACAACTCTGGTCGATTGAGTACTGCTGAATCTGACATCGATGCACTAGAAGTACGCGCTACTGACCTAGAGTCACGTGCAACTTCACTAGAAGGTCGTGCAACTACAACTGAAGCAAAAGATGTTGAACAAGACGGTCGACTAAACTCTGTCGAAAGTCGTGCTACTTCACTAGAATCAAAAGTTGGTGATACACTACTAGCAACTGTAGCAGTAACTACTACAGACGCAATCAACGAACTACACGGTCAAGCAGACCAAAACACTGCACGTGTTGTTGTTCTAGAATCAGAAATGGATACAGTAGAAGGACGTGCTACTTCACTAGAAGGTCGCGCAACTTCACTTGAGACTGAACAAGGTCTACAAGGTGGTCGTCTAACTACTAACGAATCTGAAATCGACGCACTACAAGCGAAGCAAGGTTCTGCAACTCTACAGACAGTCGCTACTGACATCTCTGCTGCGATTAACGAACTACACGCAGAAATTGATTCAGAAGCTTCTGACCTAGGTTCACTAGAAGCACGTGTAACTACAGAAGAAGCGAATGTTGACACTCTACAGTCTGAAATGGACGCAGTAGAAGGTCGTGCAACTTCACTAGAATCGCGTGTAACTACAGAAGAAGGTCATGTTGACACTCTACAGACTCAAATGGGTGTTGCCTCACTTCTAACAGTTGCTACAGACGTAACTGGTGCTGTAAACGAACTACACAGTCAAGCAGACTCTAACACAGGTCGTGTCGTAACTCTAGAAGTTGAGATGGACGCTGTCGAAGGTCGTGCAACTTCACTAGAAACACGTGCAGATGCTCTAGAAACTGAACAGGCACTACAAGGTGGTCGTCTAACAGTTAACGAAGCAGACATTGACGCTCTAGAAACTAAGTTGGGTACTGGTAACTTCCACACAACTGCACAGTCAATCACTGGCGCAGTCAACGAAGTACACGGTGAACTAGACGTAGTTGAAGGTCGTATGACTGCTGCTGAACTACGCGCTGACGCAGATAGTGACGCACTAGTACAAGAAATTGCAGACCGCATTGCCGGTGACCTTGCAATCCGTGCTGACCTAGGTTCTGACCGTTCTACTGACCAAGCAGACTACATTGCTCGTGACGCAGTCGTTCTTGCCTCTGCACAGTCTTACGCAGAAGCAGAAGCAGATGATGCTGAAGTCGCTGCTAAGTTGTACGCAGATGGTATCGTTGCAAACGAAGCCGCTGTACGTGAAGCTGCTGACGACGTTCTAGATGGTAAGATTGCTACTGAAGCAACTGCTCGTGCAAATGCTGATAACGCTCTTGATTCTCGTACTACTGTACTAGAGACAGAGATGTCTGCAACTCAACTTGCTGCTGGTCTTGCTACAGACGGTACTTACGTACAACCAACAACTACTAACTACCTTGACGCATCTACATCTCTATCAGATGCAGACAAGAAGTTAGACGCTGCAATCAAAGCCGTTGATAACACACGCAACTCTGGTATCAACAACCTACAATCACAACTCGACGCCGAAGTTGTTCGTGCTACTGCTGCAGAAGGTGTACTAACATCTAACCTTGCAACAGAAGTTACTCGTGCAACAGACGCTGAAACTGCTCTAGGTGTACTAATCACCACCAATGCAACTGCTATCTCTGACGAGTCAAGCCGTGCACAAGGTGCTGAAGGTTCACTACAGACTCAAATCGACTTCATCACATCGAACACTGATTCTGCCGCTCTAGATTCATTGACAGAAATCGTTGCTGCTTTCCAAAGCGCAGACGGTTCTCTTGCTGGTCTAGTTGCTCAGAACCAGACGGATATCGCAACTAACGCCTCAGGTCTTGCTCAGGAAATCTCTGACAGAATCGCTGGTGACAATGCGGTCCGTGGTGAGTTCGCTGCTGCTGACGCCGCACTACAAACACAGATTGACGGACGTGTCCAGAAGTCTGGAGATTCAATGACTGGTGACCTAGCAATGGGCGGAAACAAAGTTTCCGGTGTTGCATCTGGCACTGACGCTGCTGACGCAGTAAACAAAGGTCAATTGGATGCGGGTCTTGCTGCACAGCACATCTCACAGTTCTCTACAGACGACCTAGTAGAAGGTACTAAGAAGTTCTTCAGCGATGCACTTGCTCGCGCTTCAGTATCCCTAACAGACGTTGCTGGTGAAGGTAAAGCATCTTACAGTTCTTCAACTGGCGTAATCTCAATCGACACTGCAAAGACCATGTTGGAACTTGCAGACGTTGCTGATACAGGTTACGATGGTAAGAACGGTTATGTACTACGTGTAAATAACACTCTAGACGGAATGTCTCTACAAGATCCAACTCAGTTGGCATTCAACAACGCACAACGTCAGACAATGTCTGGTGACGGTGCACAGTCTACATTCGCTCTGAACTTCTACACGCAAGACCAGAACGCGATTGTATTCGTTGGTGGTGTTATTCAAGACCCATCGGTTCACTACTCTATCGATGCTGCTGCACAGACTATTACATTCAACGCTGCAATCCCAGTTGGTACTCAGGCGGTAATCATCGCTCAGTCTACTAACTCAGTTGGTGTACTAGATCCTAAGTCTGTCGGTCTTGAGACTCTTGCTGATAACATCAAGGTCTTCGAGCAAGGTAACGACGTTATTGCTGGAACTTCTGCTACAGTAGTTTCTGCATTCAACAAGTCACAGTATCGTTCAGCTAAGTATGTCGTAACGACAGAATTGAACGGTGAGTTCGAGACTCGTGAGTGTCTAGTTATACACAATGGAACAGACGCGTTCATTACTGAATACGGTATCCTATACACTGGTTCTGCTCTATTAGGGGACACAGATGTACAGGTGAACGGTTCAAGTATTGAATTAACTTACACGGCAGTAGACGCTGGTGCAGTAGTATCTGTATCTGCGACATACGTCGACGCATAATAACATCGGGGGTGGTATCATGCCACCCCCACTTCTCTAATACACTCTAAAAGGCATAAACTAATGAGTACTAACAAAAAATTTAGAATTCAGAACGGAGCTGACATAGTTGGGGAACTATCAATCAACGACGTTACTGTTATTGGCGCAGACGGCAAGGTTGTCGCAGGTGCCATCCAAGATGCGGTAGCAAGTTTAACTGCTGCTGACATTGCGGACCTACAGTCGCAGGTTTCTGCGATTCTAGGTACGTCTCCAGAAACTTTGGATACCCTACAAGAAATCGTTGCTGCATTTGAAGGCGCAGACAGCACACTAACAGGTTCTGTTGCTCAGAACTCATCTGACATCGCAACAATCAACAATACTTTGACAAATGGTGTTGCGACACCGTCTGACGTTGCTGCATTGACTGCGGCAGTTGCTGCTGAGGAAACTCGTGCAACGGCTGCAGAGGGTGTTAACGCTGCGGCAATTGCTGCATCTAACTCTCGTACTGCTGGTATCAGCACATCTTCAGGTTCAACTGACATTCAGATGACTGCTGAAGTTGACATGGACAGTAACAACATCAAGAACGCTAATGATGTTTACGCTGCTCGTGGATTCATTGACACGATTGAAGCAAATGACCTAAAAGTTCAAACAGGAACTGCCGACTTCGAAGGTTCTACAGTAAACTTCGGTTCAGCAACAATCATTGGTAGCGGGTTCTCTACCGCATCTAACAATGCAGTCGATAACCACATCAATGTTAGTACTGCTAACGCTGGCGAATTCGTCAAGTGGAACGGTACAGACTATGAGTGGACTGACTACGTTTCAGGTCGTTTAGCTTCAGACAATATTGAACTGGATAACGGTGGTTCATTTACTGCTGGAGCAAGTGCAACTTTTGATTTCCAGAACGGTCTAGTTAAATTTGACGGTTCGGAAGTAATTGTTGACACTCCAACTGCTCCAACTCATGCGGCAAACAAGTCGTATGTTGATGGTGTTGTTGCTGCTACAGTAGACGCTGCTCCTGCGGCATTGGATACATTGAACGAACTAGCAGCTGCTCTAGGTGATGATGCAAACTTCTCTGCGACAGTAGCAACATCGATTGGAACTAAGGCAAGTCAAGTAGACCATGACGCAGAAGTCGCTGCTCGAATTGCTGGTGACAGTGCGGAATCAAGTGCTCGTTCATCTGCTGACGCAACTCTACAGTCTAACATTGATGCTTTATCTAGTGTACAGTCTGGTGACCAGTCTAATCTACAAACACAGATTACTGCTGAAGTTGCTCGTGCATCATCTGCGGAAGCAGTCAACGCTGCGAACATCGTGTCAGAAACATCTGCACGTACTTCTGCTGACGCTGCTCTAGAGTCAGACATCATTGGTCTACAGAATCAGGTCGGCACTATTATTGCTGGTTCCCCTGCCTCTCTAGACACATTGGTTGAGATTGTATCTGCATTTGAAACTGCTGACGCATCTCTATCTGGTGTTATCACAGCAAACAGTGGTCGTCTAACAACTGCTGAGAACAACATCACTACACTTGAAGCAGACCTAACGTCTGAAGAAACTGCACGTGGTGCTGGTGATGCTGCACTACAGAGTCAAGTAACTGCTCACGATGGTCGTTTAACTACTGCCGAAAGTGAAATTGATACTCTGCAATCACAGATGTCTGCTCGAATCGGAAAAGACGCTGACCATGAGTCAGACCTTTCTGACGAAACTGCTGCTCGTATCGCTGGTGATGCTGCAAACTCTGCTGAAGTTGCTGCCGAAGCGTCTGCACGTAGTTCTGCTGACTCTGCATTACAGTCTGCAATTGACGCAGAAGAAACTGCTCGTATCTCTGCTGACTCTGCATTACAGTCTGCAATTGATTCGGAAGCTTCTCGTGCAACTGGTGTTGAAGCTGGTCTACAAACTCAAATAACAAATGTCCTATCCAACACGGATGCGACTGCGTTAAACTCACTTGCAGAGATTGTCACTTCATTCCAGAATGCTGATAGTACTCTAACAGGTGCGGTTGCTGGACATAGTTCTAGATTAACTTCACTGGAATCTGGTGTAATTGCGATTGAAGCATGGGATACAGATAACGTCTCAGAAGGTACTACTAATAAGTACTGGACTCCAGAGCGTACTAAGACTGCACTAACTGGTGGACTATGTATCACTTATAACTCATCTACTGGTGAGATTAAGATTGACGAAGCAGAAACTGCATCATCTCTACACGTTGCCTCTTCGACAGATGCAAACGGACTAGGTGGTCAGGCACCTTCACACTACCGTATCGATGTATACGACGTGAACGGTACAGTTGTAAACTAATCTAGGTTTCGACCAAGATATGAAAGGGGACTTCGGTCCCCTTTTTTTATATTTAATTTCATATAAATAAACGTATAAATAGTAAGGCAACCAATATTGGACTATAGTCATGTATTCAACAAGTAGAGAAGATTTAATCGATTACTGCCTTCGTGCTTTAGGGCATCCGGTAGTAGAGGTTAATATCGACGAAGAACAACTAGACGACCGTATCGACGAAGCATTACAATGGTTTCGTGAGAACCATCCGGACGGGTCTAAGAGATATTACCTAAAACACCAATTGACTCAGACCGATATCGACAATCAATCTGTGGACTTGAGTGACAATCTAGACCTAAGTGCAGTAGTAAGAATGATTCCCATGAGTTTCAGTAACGCACACTCAGGGTGGTTTAGTGACTCGTGGCAATTCATGTCACATACGATTAGTGACTTCGCCAATGGCGGTGGTTTACTGGGTGACTTAGCACACTACGAACAAATGCAACAACAACTATCATTGTTGGACATGAAATTGGGTGGCCACCCACAGATTACCTTTGACCGACAGTACAATAGAATTAACTTACATGTTTCTAAAACGAATCTTAAACTAGATGACTATGTTATATTCGAAGTCTACGGTATTAGGAATCCAGACGAAACTGTCAACGAGTATAACTCGCTATGGAATCACCGATTCCTCAAAGAATATTCAACCGCATTGATTAAGCGTCAATGGGGCACAAACCTAACTAAATTTGATGGTATGACTTTGCCTGGCGGTATTACAGTCAACGCTCGTCAAATCTATGAAGACTCTATACAAGAGATAGAGAAAATCATGGAGAAATTCCGTAACGAGGAAGATGAAGGTCCAATCTTCTTTATGGGGTAAAGCATGGCTACCAATCCATATATTAGTACAAAACATAGACCGGAACAAAGTCTATACGAAGATATTTTAATCGAAGCAATCCAGTTTTACGGTCAGGACGTATATTACCTACCACGAGAGATTGTCGAGAGAGAAGATATTTTCCTAGACAGTATCCAGTCCCAATTCTCTGACGCATACAAAGTAGAAGTGTATATTGAAAACACCGATGCTTTTGATGGTGAAGGAGACCTATTCACCAAGTTTGGTATCGAACTGCGAGACCAAGCAACCTTCGTGATTGCTCGTCGACGCTGGAGACAACTTGTCGGTGACCGTCTCGCAGAGAACCAGTTCCGCCCACGCGAAGGAGATGTTATATTTCTTCCCCTGTCGCAATCCCTATTTGAAGTAAAGAAAGTCGAGACAGAATCTCCTTTCTATCAATTGTCACAACTACCACAGTTCCGTATGCAGTGCGAGCTATTCGAGTTCTCAGACGAAGATTTCGACACTGGTATTAGTCTCATTGACCAAGTGGAAGAAGAGTCCGCATTCCAGTATGAATTGATTATGGAAGCCGAGACAGAAAACAACAAAGACCAACACTACGCTATAGGAGAGGTTGTTACTCAGACATTTGACGACTATGTCATTGAAGGAGAGGTAACATACTTTAATAGCGAAACTCGTTTACTAAAATTGGCGCATAACGGTTCTAGTGATGGTGAGCAACGTATGTGGTCAACGACCCTACCAATTAGGGGAGACTGGGGAGAATTGACTCCGGTGTCGGTGGATGATGGAATAAATGAAATACAACCATTTTCTCAGAATCAAATATTCGATGACTTCGCCACCGATTTCATAGACTTCTCTGAGTCAAATCCGTTTGGAGATATATTATAATGTTGGGAAGCCATTTCTACCACAAACGTGTACGCACCTGTGTTGCTGTATTCGGTTCTCTATTCAACAATATACATATTTTAAGAACAGATGCCAACGACAAAGTTCTGTCTCAAGTAAAGGTACCTTTATCATATGCGCCTAAGAGGTCTTTCCTTGAGCGTCTAGAAGAGATGAGCAACGGAGAGGAAGCAGAACGTAGAGTCGCAATCAAGCTTCCAAGAATGTCTTTCGAGATTACTTCTATTGCATATGACGCGACACGACAATTACCTAAAGTAAATGGTTTCGGTGGTATCGTATCGTCGGGTAATGATTCACAACGAAGGATGTACGTGGGCGTTCCTTATAATATGTCTTTCTCTCTATCAGTATATGCAAAGTCACAGGACGACGCTTTACAGATTGTAGAACAAATAATTCCGTACTTTGCACCACAGTACACACTGACAGTAAAACCTTTTGCTGACCAACCGGACATTAAAGAGGACGTTCCGGTAGTATTATCTGGACTAGACTTTCAAGACGATTATGAAGGACCAGTAGAGCAAAGACGGACCATTATATACACATTGAACTTTGAAATGAAAGTGAACTTTTATGGTCCAGAAATTACTGCGCCAATTATCCGTGAGGTGAATACCTCACTAGGCACTATAAACCAAGACGATGGGGGGAGTGTTCTAGAGACTATAAATACTACACCAGACCCTATTGATGTGAGTCCAGATAGTGATTATGGGTTTAACACCCAGATAATTTTCCCAGAATAGCTAGGAATATATAATGAGAGACAATAGTAAACCACCTGCTCTTTTTGATGAGGAGCAGAAGAAGAACTTTGTACACGAACAGGACTATGAGTACTCTCGTGATACTTATTATGACCTAATTGAAAAAGGTCGTGAGTCTCTAGAACTCATGATAGAAGTCGCACGTGAGAGTGAACACCCCCGTGCGTTTGAAGTACTTTCTGGAATGATTAAGGGCATCGCAGATGTCAATGATAAGTTGATGGACCTTAACAAGAAACAGAAAGAACTCACCAAAGAAGACAAACCCGCAGAGTCAACAACCAATAACAATCTATTCGTTGGTTCCACTACAGACCTTCAGCGTATGCTGTTGGGAGATGAGAAGGTAATTGAGCAAGACGATGAAGACGATATTACGTAAGAAAAACGAAAACCAATTAGTAACAATAACCGACAATACATTTACCGAATCCGAATATGAGTATATTATCTCTACTATAAAGGAAATGGTAGATAATAATTACGGAACTCTTAGCACCAAAGACTGGCCAGCGGAAATAGTTAATGACGCTGGAGGATACAGTGATGTGTATGCAGTACTGCAAGATGATATCTTAAAACTCTTAGCAGATAAATGTATGTCGGTTATTGGAAGCAGTTCTAATTACGAATTGTATAGTGCAATGTATTATGAGGGTCATGGTCAGTCTGGTTTAAACTGGCACACTGACAAAGCATATAGTGCATCCGCATCTTTTTATCTAAATGATGACTGGGACGACAATTACGGTGGATATTTTTCTTTCCGAATGGAAGGCGGAGACAAGTTAGCAACTATCCTTAGACCAGACTTAGGAATAGCAGTATTTCAGAAGGGAAAAATAAACCACGCTGTAACACAAACAAGACATGATGCTCCTAAGATAAGGTCTTTACAGGTCTTTATTAAGTGAGTTCTTACACTAAGAATTCCTACCTAGGTAACCCACAAGTCAAGCGAGATGGTGTCGCAGAAGAGTGGGACAAAAAGAAACTCCGCGAATACCGCAAGTGTATGAGGGAACCAGCATATTTCTGTAGGAAGTATGTTAAGGTAGTGCATCTGGACAAAGGACTAGTCCCGTTCAAACTATATGATTATCAAGAGAAAATGTTTGAGCACTTCAATGATAATCGATTCTCTATTGTTCTAGCATGTCGACAGTCTGGTAAATCAATTTCCTCTGTGGGATACCTTTTATGGTATACCCTATTTCACCCCGAAAAGACTATCGCAATCCTTGCAAACAAAGGTGCTACTGCACGTGAGATGTTATCGCGTGTGACTCTTATGTTAGAGAACTTACCGTTCTTTTTGCAGCCAGGATGTAAAGCACTCAACAAGGGTTCCATAGAATTTTCCAATAACTCTAGAATTATTGCATCTGCCACGTCTGGTTCTTCTATTCGTGGTATGTCGGTCAACCTACTATTCCTAGATGAGTTTGCGTTCGTAGAGAATGCGGCAGAGTTCTACACATCTACCTATCCAGTAATTTCATCAGGTAAAGACACAAAGGTTATCATAACAAGTACTGCGAACGGTATTGGTAATACCTATCAAAAGATATGGGAAGGTGCAGTACAAAAGGTTAATGAGTATAAACCATTCCGTGTGGATTGGTGGGATGTGCCTGGCCGTGATGAGAAATGGAAAGCACAAACAATCGCCAATACATCCCAACTACAGTTTGACCAAGAGTTTGGTAATACTTTCTTTGGTACTGGTAATACTCTTATTGAGGGTCAAACATTATTAGACTTACGTGCCAGAGAACCTAGACACCGACTAGAAGGTGGAGATTTATTAGTCTATGAAGATGTTATTGAAGAGCATCAGTATATCATGACCGTAGATGTTTGTCAAGGGCGAGGCCAAGATTATTCGACATTTAATATCATTGATGTCTCAGTACAACCGTTCAAGCAAGTGTGCGTGTATCGCAATAACAGAATATCCCCAATACTATTCCCTAACATAATATACAAATACGCCACTCTGTTCAATGAAGCGTACGTTGTCATCGAGAATAATGACCAAGGAATGGTCGTGTGTGTTGGGTTATATCAGGACCTAGAGTATGAAAACATTCACTTGGAGTCCGCAATCAAGGCCGATGCCATCGGTATCCGCATGGACCGAAAGGTAAAGCGAATGGGGTGTTCTTCAATCAAGGATATCATCGAAAACAATAAGATTGATATTGTGGATGAGACCACTATCATGGAGATATCAACTTTCGTATCTAAAGGGACCTCGTTCGAAGCGTCAGATGGTAATCATGATGACCTAATGATGAACCTCGTAATGTTTGGATATTTCGTAGGAACACAATCATTTGGTGACATGACAAATGTTAATATTAAACAAATGTTGTTTGACCAGCGCATGAAAGAAATTGAGGACGATTTGCCTCCATTTGGAATCATCGATGATGGTTCAGATTATATTCCCGCTGCAGATTTGAGTGACCCATACAGTATGGATTGGGCCACCTATGAGCCCGAGGATATCTGGTAAACTTACTAAATGTATAAATAGTTACATTGAAAGAAATCTCCGTATTATGTTTAACTTATTATACCTTAACTAAAAAAGGACACTATCATGACTCTTAAATTTTCTGAGTCACCAGCACTACAGATTAAAGAAATAGACCTAACAGGAACAGTCCCTGCGGTCACTTCTACAACTGGTGCATTAGTAGGTGACTTTAATTGGGGACCAGTAGGCACACCAGTATTAATCGGTAATGAAACCGAGCTTGCTAGTGTTTTTGGTAACCCCGCATCGGGCAGTACGAGTACCGGAGATTTTCTTTCCGCTTCGTATTTCCTAAAATACTCTTCAAGTCTATACGTTGTAAATATCAACCCAGGCGCTAACGCAGCAGATGGTGTTGTAAGAGGAAAATATCCTGGCTCTCTAGGTAACTCAATCGAGGTTTCGGTTTGTGGACCAGTAGATGCTGGTGATACTGACCCAAACACTAACGAATTTGATACATGGGCATACGAATCTTCATTTACTTCAGCACCAGAAGGTGACGAAGTTCACCTTGTTGTACTAGTAGACGGTGTTGTTGTCGAAACTTTTGAATAT